ATCCAACATAGTTATCCACAGGCGTGATAGCATCCGCGCCGTGGGCATCTTTCGCACGAAGCCGCAGGCGGCGTTCGGCTCGGCCATCAAAGCCGCGGCCGGTAGCGCAGGACGCCCCGGCGCGTTGCAGTTCTACACCGTCGGGGCCGGGACTCAACGCGCCTTAGCCATTCCGACTGTGGCGCGTGCAGTCGGTTTGATCACCTCAACGATCGGTGGTCTTGATCTACGCACCTACACGCTCCAATGGGATCCGGCCACCGAGAAGTACGAAAAGATTTATGTGCCGGGCGAATCGTGGATGACACGACCCGATCCGCGCACCACCAGAAACTTCATCATGGCTCGCACCGTGGCCGATCTCATGCTCCACGGCCGAGCGTTCTGGTATGTGACCAGCCGGTACAGCACCGGGTTCCCAGCATCGTTCACATGGCTCCCAGCCGACAACGTATCAACAATGGATCAGGCAGGCCCCGAATGGTTCGGCCCATCGGACAACATCGAGTTCAACGGCGTGACGTTGCCAACCGACGAAGTGATCCAGTTCATCTCACCGATCGCTGGGATGCTGTGGACCGGTAACCGGGCAATGGACATCGCCACCCGACTTGATGACGCGGCACGCCGGTTCGCATCCGCTGAAATCGCCGCAGGCTACCTACAGGCGAAGCCCGGTGGTGAACCGATGAGCGGCGACGACCTGACCGAACTTGCTTCGGCTTGGGCTGAGGCACGCCAGTCACGCGCCATCGGTGCGCTGAATGAGTTCGTTGAGTTCGTTGAGTTCAAGTCAAACCCATCGACGTTGCAGTTGATGGAAGGCCGCCAGCACGCCGCCCTTGAACTTGCACGCGTCTGCCAAGTCCCTGCATGGCTCGTCGGCCTATCGGTCGGAGGGATGACGTATCAGAACAGCGAACAGGCTCGCCGTGACCTGTACATATTCGGCGCACGGCCGTTCGTTGACTGCATCGAAGAAACCTTGAGCGGCGACAACGTGGTCGCTCGCGGCAAACATATCGAACTGGACGTTGACGCGTTCGTCGCTGAAACCGGCGAAGCAGGAATGATCCCAGTTGAACAACCGAACGGAGCCACCACATGATCCGGTTCACCGCCCAATCCGTCAGCCTTGACGCCGCCGCAGGTGACGCACCTCGCACGATCAGCGGCATCGCCGTCCCTTACGGTGTTGACGCCAACGTGTCCACCGGCCAAACGGTTCGTGTGGCCGCTGGTGCGCTACCGGTGGACGGCCCAGCGCCACGCCTACTTGCCGAGCATGACACCGCCCAGGTGGTCGGCATGGTCACCGCACGCGAGGACACGCCCGATGGGATGTTGTTCACCGCCGAGATTGCACGCACCCGAGCCGGTGACGACCTTGTTGAACTGTTGAAAATGGGCGCGTATGACTCTGTATCGATCGGTATTGAACCGACCGATGTTGAGCAGGATGGCCGCACCACCGTCGTGAAGGCCGCTAACTGGAAAGAACTGTCCGTCGTGTATGAACCGGCGTTCAAGGCCGCCAAGATCACCGAAATCGCCGCATCCGCTGAGGATGAGGATGAAACACCCGACACCCCAACCCAACCGTCCGAGGAGGACATTGAAGTGAACGAGAACCAGCCCGAAGTGGTTGAGGCCGCCCCTGCGGTTGTCCCGACCACGCCTATCTACGCAACCGCTAAGCGTGAGGCACGTTTGCCGTCAGCGACCGAGTGGATCGCCGCCGCCCTCCAAGGTGGCGACGCATGGGTCCGCATGAACGACATGGTGCGCGCCGCCGCCCCTGATGTTGTCACGACCGACACGCCCGGCATCCTCCCCACGCCGATCGTCGGCCCGGTGTACAACAACTTCGTTGGCCGACGCCCTGTCATCGACGCGATCGGTGCGAAGGCAATGCCCGGTGGCGGCAAGGTGTTCATCCGTCCCGAGGTGACCACGCACACCTCGATGGCTGTGCAGTCAGCTGAGAACGCCGCACTCCAGTCAGGCACGTTCGTCGTGTCCTCCAATCAGGTAACGAAAGGCACCTACGGCGGCTATCTCACTTTGTCCGAGCAAGACCTTGACTGGACCGACCCGGCCGTCCTCAGCCTCGTGCTTGACGACATGAGCCGCATCTACGCCAACACCACCGACAACGTGGCCGCTGACGCCCTCCTCGCAGGACAGACGCAGACGCAGGCACTCACCGACCCGACCGACCCGGCCGAATGGGTCAGCGACATCTACGCCGCCGCCTCTACGATCCTCACGAACAGTAACGGCGGCTACGCCACGCACCTGTTCTTGGCTCCCAATATGTGGGCAGCACTCGGCCAGTTGGTGGACAGCACCGGCCGCCCCCTGTTCCCACAGGTCGGCCCGATGAACGCCTACGGTTCGGTCAGCCCGGTCGCTGGTAGCGGCAACGCTTTCGGCCTCACCGTTGTTGTGGACCGCAACTTCGCCGCCGACACCGTGATCGTCGGCGATCCGAGCGGTTTCGAAATCTTCGAACAGCAGAAGGGCGCGATCAGCGTTGAGGTGCCAAGCACCCTTAGCCGCACGATTGCATGGCGCGGCTACTTCGCCACGTTGATGATCGACCCGACCAAGTTCGTTTCGATTACCTGATCCAACCCCTAGGCACCTCCCGGAGAACTGCACAACGTCATGGCTACCTACAACATCACCCACGCGTGGCGTGTTGACGGCTATGGCGTTGTGCAGACTCTGGAGAACTTCGATGGCCTGATCGTCGGCTCATCAATCAACATTTCAGGCCTCGCACAAACGAACCTGAACGGTTCGCACACCGTCGCCAGCCTCGAACCCTATGAACTGGTCGAAGTTGACGACGAAGGCGACCTGATCTTTGATTACGACGTAGCCCGACCGAACCAAGTGATCTTCGCTGATTCGGGCGACGACATCGCACGCACCACCGACTCAGGCACGTTGACATACACGCCAACCTGCACATGGATCGACTCGGACGATGTTGCCGAATGGCTTGGCATCACCGCCGCCACCGCAAACGACACAGCGTTCATTGCAACGTGTGTAAGCGCCGCCAACGCGTTCTGTTCAAGGCGACGCCGTGAAGCCGGGTACTACGACAACCTCAGCACAGCACCGTCAGGTGATGTGAAACTGGCGGCCGTCATGTACGCAGGCGGCCTGTACCGTGAACGTGGCTCAGTTGATTCGTTCGCATCGTTCGATCAGCTCGGAACCGCGACACCGTTCGGTTCGCTTGGCCGCATCTTTCAACTGCTTGGCGTCGGTCGCCCACAGGTGGGCTGATGGCCGCCACCGGCCTGTTCGCCGCCGCTTACAACGCCGTCACATCGGCGCTGTCAACCGCCGGGCTAGTGGTCGTTACTGACCCTCGGAACGCCCGACCGTTGTCGGTGTTCGTTGAGTTGCCGACCGCTCAGGCGTTCAACAGCAACATTTTGGATGTGACCATTGTGTGCCGCATCCTGTCAGCGCCTCCCGGCAATCAGGACGCCGCTGATTATCTGCTCACCACAGCAGACGCAATCCACCAACTCACCACCATTGCCGTGACAGACTGCCGACCATCGGTTGCCTTGATCGGTGACCAACAAATCCCAGCGTATGACCTAACCGTCCGCGTCTCAGCAAGGAGAAACTGAACATGGCAACCACAACTGTCCTGTCGAACCCATACGTGGAAATCGACGGCACCGACTTCACCGACCAAGCGACCGCCGCTACCGTCACCAGCACCATTGAGGCGTTGGAGGACACCGCGTTCGGTTCAACGGCACGCACTTACACCGCTGGCCTGCAAGCCAACGAAATCACCATCACCCTGATGTTGTCGTATGGTGCCAGCGAAGTTGAGGCCACGCTTGACGGGCTGGTCGGCACCAAGTTCGACACCGTGATCGGTGCGACCGGTTCGACCGCTTCGGCATCCAACCCGGTCTACACGCTCACCAACGGCTACTTGGAGTCATACACGCCGATCAACGGCACCGTTGGCTCTTTGCAAACCGTTGACATCACGATCCGAGGCGGCGCACTCACTCGCGCCGTCGCCTGATCTTCGAGGCCCCGACATGAAGATCAGCATTAGCGTTGACCTCGGTGATGGTGCATACACCGTCACCACCAACCTGTTCACCATCGTCGCATGGGAACGCAAATACAAGTCGAAATCATCCGACC